CCTTTCGGACCAGGCTCTCGAGCCCCCACTAGGTTAGCTACCTAGTCCTGTTGGCTTGGTCTGCCCGGAAAGCGGCGTCTAGTCCTTATCGAGTCTGGTTTGTCACCAGAAGAGGTAAGGATCAACGCTTTCCAATCAGATCAAGTCATCAGGTTTGCTCGAGAGGATGAAGACCTTACTAGTAAAGGTCCTCATCAGTTTGTGACACAATTCTGATGAGGTGTCCACCATTACTGGTGGGTTTTCAGTCAACCCTTTGTACAGGTTGACCTCAATGCAGTCCCCTTCGGTACCATGGGTACCGTTTTCCCTTCCAACTACTAAGGCACCTTTGGGATTGGACCCTCAGGGGTGCTGACCTTCTTAGTGGTTGGTAATCCCGGAAGAACCGGGGGGTAATGCATGGGGCCTCAAAGGATCTAAGGTTCATCAGTCTTCCTTTTTATCGAAAGACTTGCTGGTCCCCCTTTCCGGGGTCCCAGTGCACCCGGCTTATACCGCTCTCCTGGGCTTTGATGCCCTTGTAGGATTGGGTTAAAGCAACTCTCAAAGTAATTCTGGGAGTCTGGGTGGATCTTAGATCTTCGTACTACCATAGTTCACGCATCGAAGATGGGCAAGTCTTTTCTCCGTCGGAACAGAAAAGGAAATAATCTCGCTAAAATCCGAAGTAATTCGAATAAAGCAAAGACTTCCCTTCCGAACCTTTGGGATAGAGTCAAGCTCATGTTTGACTGAACTAGGAGGGAGTTCTTCACTCCCTCTTCGGGTAGTCTCCTCCAATCCCTCTCCTACTTTCTGGATAGAGTCGGAAAGATTCTGTCAGCACGGGGGACGGTGGCTGCGGTTCTCTGGGTGAAGGCCCAGCGTAGCCACTTCCTCCAAATGCTGGCAAGTCCGCCCGGCTCCCCGGAAAATAGACGATGTCGACGCCATTTCCGCAAGGCATTCGGTAGACATGCGCCTGGAAAAGACCTGAAAACAGCCCCCAGAAATATTATCTGTGGCGTGCTAACAGCTCTGACTACTACGCGTGCCCTCGAGTACCCTGTAAGTCTTTCTACCGGCCCTATTACTTCTCCTTTTACCGGTGTTACCGGTTTTAGGCCTAGTTCTAAGGTTGTTAGGGACTTTTGGAAGGAGTTTGGTGTTGGAAAACCATCTCATTCCAAGGATCTGGATCGGGCGTCATGGAAGAAATTTCACATCTCCACTAAATCTGGTCCTAATGGTCCTGCCCTTTGGTCGGCTCTTGCTGACCTAGGGTGCCTTCCTGGCACTCTAAGGGCTTCCATTAGACAGGTTGGTGGGGAAGAGCTCCATCGTAAGATGGAGCTCAACCTGAGGCATTACCATAGGTTTGTTGATTACTTTCCCTGTCAAGGGAGACTATTCCGCAGACTTGTGGCAATTCCTGACATGGAGAAGTCCAGGACCATTGCGATCATGGACTACTGGTCTCAGACGGCTCTTAAGCCCCTGCACCAGTATCTTTTTGGGATTCTCCGTCGGATTCCTCAGGATGTGACATTTGATCAGTCACGCTTTCTAGAAATTGTCCGTGGTTGGGGCGAAGTCAAGTATCATTCTATTGACCTAACCAATGCCACTGACAGGTTCCCAGTATCGTATATTGGGGATGTTCTAGGAGGGGCATTTACGAAGGAATATGTCTCCGCTTGGACTGATATCATGGTTGGTTACCCTTTCGTCGTCTCTACTAAGAGAGTCGGAACAGGTAGTGAAGCTATCATTTCGGCATCCCGCCGAAAGGATGACATCACCAAACTAGAGATGGGGGAGTTTCTCTCTCATCTCGCGATTGAACAATCATGAAATCCAGATCCCCTTCAGGAAGTCGGTGTGGAAACAGATTCCTCTGTTCCTCTATACCTCCTCTCTCCAGGGGGCCGGACGGATCCCGAAGTACCAATTTACACTGGTGTTCGGTATTCAGTCGGTAATCCAATGGGTGCATACTCATCCTGGGCCTCGTTTGCAGTCGCCCACCATTTTGTGGTGTATGACTGTTGCCGAGAACTCGGGATTCCCTTCTCTTCCGCTAAGTATGTCCTCCTTGGTGATGACATTCTTATTGGGGATGAGGGTCTTGCTAGTGCCTACCGGTCTAGACTGAAAAGTCTAGGTGTGGAGATTTCTGCTCTGAAGACTCTGGAGTCTTTTACTACTCTAGAGTTTGCAAAGCGGTATGTCCACATGGGGGAGGAGGTTTCTCCTTTCCCTCTCTCCGTCATCTCATCTTCCTACAAGAGTGTTCCTCTTGTAGTGGCTGGGATTCTGGGAGAGGGAAAGAAGGGCCTTATTCCCTCATCAGGTGTGTCTGGTTCGGTCGGGG